GGCGCGCTTGGCCTGCGCGTCGCTGGCGGCGGCCTCGCGCTGGGCGGTGGCCGCCTGCATGTTCAGGCTGGCCTGCTGCGCCTTGGCCTGCTGGTGCGTGTTGATCGCGCTCATCACAGTGGAGCCGATCGTGGCGGCGAGGGCGGCAGCAGCGATTGGAATGCACATGGGGTTCAGTTCCTTTCGATCCAGAAGTTGCGGAAAGGCAACGCCAGCGCACCGTAGGGCTTGGGCTCGCCCATCTGGTAGCCAAGGTGTTGCAGCCACGCCACGCTCGTCTCGTTGCGCGCGTCCACCGCGTTCTCCAGCCGGTCGTAATGCTCAAGCATGGCGGCAGTGTAGGAACGGCCGAGCGCGACAAGTGCACACCTGAACAGTCGCGCGGCGTCGGTGGCCACCATCCAGGGGCAGCCAATGTTGCTCAGGAGCGACACCGTGCTGACCCCGAACAGGGCGACCGGCGTGCCATCACGGTCGACGGCTAGCGCGGTGCTGTCGCTGATGGCCGTGCCGTGCGCCAGCACCTCGCCAAACCGCCGGTGGCCGACAGTGGCATGGATCTCCTCCTGGTCGGCCTGGCGCAGGTGCTCGGCGAGCCAGCGCACGCTGGGTGCGTCCGGCTCGATCACGTCGAAGCGGCCACCGGCCAGGCGCGGCAGGTGCCACTCAGCCGGCAAGGTGCACCTGCGTGGTCAGCGCCGACAGGGTCAGCGGCACCGGGTCGGCGCTGCGGATCCACAGCTGGCCTGCGCGGTCCCACTCGGGCAGGATCTCCAGCGACAGCTCCTCGCTCTTGAGGGTGGGGGCGCTGTCGTACGCCTCGTTCGTGCGCATCGGGTACTCGGTGAGACTGTCCTCGTCGGGGCCGACCGAGAACACGCCGGTGCGGTACACCAGCAGGCTGGTGTCGCCCAGCGCCTTGACGGTGCCGCTGCCCGAGGCGGCGGCCGCGTCCACCGACATCGGCACGGTCTGGACGTCGGTGGCGTAGGGCAGGCCCACCTGCACGGTGCTGGCCTGCAAGGGCAGCGTCAGCGTGCCGCCGGTCACCACCAGATCGGACAGCACGCCACCGTCGGCGAGCACCGCCACCGTCTTGCCCTCCAGGTGCCAGAGGTTGGACAGCGTGAGCGTGGGCGCGCCCGAGTAGGTGGCGCCGCAGTCGACGAAAAATGCGTCGGCGAGCGTGGCGAACTGGCGCGGGGCCATGCGCTCGATCACGCGCGTTGTGACCCCGCGCAGCGTGCGACGCACCAGCAGGTAGAGCACGTCCTGGTTGCTTTCGGGGACCACGCACACGCTCTCGACGGTGCCGTCGGTGACGTGCTGGGCCCATGCGTAGACCTGCTGCTCGGGCAGGAACGTCAGCGACAGCAGCGCGCCGTCGCTGCGCGCGAACCAAGCAACCTTGTCCGGGGTGCGCTGGAACGCGGCGTCGACCAGGGTGTAATCGTTGAACAGGTGCGGGGCCAGCACCGTGCGGTCGTTGGTCACGTAGCTGCGCGCCTCGGTCGAATAGGCGATGTCGCGCACCCGCTTGCCGTTGTTCTCCACGAACAGCACGCCGGTGCCCGTCAGCACCGGGGTGACGTGGCTGGCGCCGTCGAACGCCTGCACGCGGGCCGCCACGGTGGAGGGCAGCAGCGGGCCGTCGGTGTTGGAGAAGATGCGCCACACGGCGCTGGCCGTGAGCGCCAGCAGGTCCGACAGCGGCAGCAGGTGGCGGATCGCGTTTTGCTGCTGGGCCTTCAACCGGAACGCGATTGCGTCGCCCGACTGCGACGGGTTGGAGGTGGACAGGTTGCTCTCGGTGCCGGTGCGCGTCATCTGCACCGCCTGCGGGTCGTTGGTCGAGCCGGCGAACACGCGCCGCTGCTCGAAGTAGCTGACCGCGCCCGGGTAGTTGCCTGCCGTGTCCAGCCGCATCACGGCCGATGGCGGGTTGCGCGAGTAGTCGGGGATGATGTTGTCGTCGATGAACGACAGGCCCGAGGTCTCGCCGATGTAGCCGAACAGGCCCACGCTGGTGTTGTCGGCCTTGTAGACGCGGTACGTGGGGTTGGTCAGCCCCGCCGGCGCGGTCCAAGAGACCGTGTTCTTGGACCCGGGCAGCGTCAGGTCGACGGTGGTGCCGGCAGCCGATGTCGACAGCGACTCCTGCAAGCCGTCGCTGGTCACGGCCGTGACGCGGTAGAAGTGGTCCTTTGGGTAGGCCGTGCCGGTGCCGACGGTGGCCGTGACGGTGGCCGCCCCGCCGGCGTTGGGCTGCGCGATCGATGCGCCGAGCGTGGGCGCCGACAGCGTCCAGCTGGTGGCCGACAGGCGGCGCAGCTCGTAGGTCGGGTAACCCGGGTGGGAGATCGTCAGGACGTCGGCGTCCTGCGTGTACTTGAGCACCGACAGGTCGCTGGCTGCGTAGGGGCTGGCCAGCGTGTACACGCGCGCGCAGGTGGTGCCCGCAGGCAGGGCCGCGGTGCCGGTGATCGTGTCCACCACCGTGAACGAGTTGGCCCCGGTCACCGTCAGGCGGTAGTAGGCCCCGCCGATGAACACCCAGTCGCCGGTGTTGTAGCCGTGCGCGGTGCAGTTGACCGTCGAGCCGGCGACCGCGCATGCCTTGCTCGCCTCCAGCAGCGTGGCGCCCGCGGTGTGGAAGCGGATATACCCGTTGCCGAACTCCAGCAGCATCGACTGCGTGGCGCTGAACACGAACGGGATGAGCCGCACCGCGCTGATGGCCGCGCTGGCGATGTTCACGAACGCGGTCCCGGGGCGCTTGGTCACCGGGCCGTGCGGCAGCACCAGGGCGTTGCGGCACAGGGCCAGCCCGGTCTGGTTCTTGACGTTGTCGGTGCGCCCGAACATCTCGGGCGTGATCTCGCCCCCGGCGAACGAGCGGCGCGCGACTTTGGTGATGGGCATGTCAGCGGGCCAGCATGGTGCTGGCGGTCAGGGGGGGCGTGGCGCCGCGCGCGGCCAGCGAGCCGGGCACGTACTGGGTGGCCGGGCGCGCGCTGTTGCTCGCGTCCACCGCAGCGGCCTCGAGCGCCGCGCGGCGCGCCAGCTCGCGCAGCTTGCCCGCGGCGTTGATGCCCTCGCCGCCGCGCAAGATCGGGCCGGCCAGGAACGCGGCCAGATCCAGTGCCACCACGTCGGTGAACAGCACCGGGAACTTGGCCGCGTCGGTCACCGCGCGGGTGTAGATCAGCACGGCGTCGGCCTGGTTGGTCAGCAGCGTCTCGCCCTCGAGCTCGAAGTCGGCACTGTCGTCCTCGAACTGGCTGGCGCTGCCGGTGGTGATGCGCCGCACGGTGACGCAGTCGGACGGCTTGGCGTAGGCGTAGGCCCAGGCCGCGGTGTCCGGCAGCGCCACGGCACCCAGCGCCGCGCGGGTGCGCGCGAACGACCAGTCGATGCGGGCCAGCGCGCGGTACACCGCCGACAGGTAGAAGCGCGCGGCGTGGTTCGCCTCGGCACTCCCGTCCGGCGGGTCGATGGCGGTGATCTTGGCCGCCGCGCCGATGTGGCTCAGGGCCTGGTTGCAGATGTCGATGCTGGTGGCCACGGGTGCTCCTCACACGAAAAAGGGCCGCGGGGGTTCCGCGGCCCTTGCTTGCCGGCTCAGGGCCTGCGGGTTCAGGCCAGGTCGTCGGTCTTGCCGTCGGCCTTGCCGTCGGTCTTGCCGTCGGTCTTGCCGTCGGCCTTGGGCGCGCGCTTGGGCTTGGCGGCCTGCTCGGCGATCGGGTTGCCGTCCTCGTCGACCTCCACCAGGTTGGAGCCCGGGGTCATGCCGCCCTTGTCGACGTCCACCTCGATCTCGACGATCTGCTTGTCCTCGGCCTTAATCAGTTTCATGCCGATGAACGAGTCCTCGACGACCAGAAAACGCTTTTTCATGGGTTGGTTCCTTGCGGGTTGAACATGCCCCGGCTCGCTGGTGCGTCGCCGGGGCGCTCGTCACCGGGCCCCCGATCAGGTGATCGAGAAGCCCGAGGCGTAGTTACGGGCGACGTCCTGCGGGTCGGTCACCACGCTGGCGGTGAACGAGCCAGTCGTCAGCGGGCCGGTGCCCACCAGGTAGTTCAGGCCGAGGTAGCGCTGGCCGATCGGCAGCGACGCCAGCACGTGGCGCGACAGCGTCAGGATGATCGGGCGACGGCCGGCGGGCAGATCGGCCTTGCCGATCGCATCGGTCTGCGCGATCACCGTGGGGGTGGACAGGTTGGCCGAGGCCGAGGTGATGGCCTGGAACGTGACCGTGGCGGCGCCAGCGGCAGCGGCGGCCACGTCCACCGTGATGGCCACGTGCAGTTCATCGCCGTTGGCCACGTCGCGGGCGGTGCCCAGGTCGATGGTGTTGGCGGAAACCGCGGAGGCCGTGACGGCTTGCGCCGAGGAAAGTTGGGTCTGAGCGTCGAGGATCATGGTTCGGTGTTCCTTGAAGTGTTCGGGGCTGGGTCAGCGCGAGCCCCGGCACAGGGCCGGGGCATCGTGCTTTAGACCACGCGGGCCTCGGTGTTGAGGATGCGGTCCACCTTGCGCAGCGGAACGCCCAGGAAGCTGGCCATCTTGTACGGCGTGCCGAACTGGTTCATGGCCGTCTCGATCGTGACCGCCGATTGCGACTTGTTCAGCGCCATGATGCGCAGGAACGAGTACACGGTGCGGTTGGCGTAGAAGCACGCGCGACCCTTGTTCAGGTTCGGCACGCGGTCCATCGCACGGGACATCAGCTTGATGATCTCGGTGGCGGCGGTGCTGGCCTGGGTGCCGGACTGGCCGGCCAGGTCGGTCACGTTGATGTTGGCGATGCGCACGACATAGCGCCAGTCCTTGACCACCAGGCCGCAGTCCCACTGGTACAGCGTGCGGGCCGCCTGGTACCAGTTGCCGTTGCTGTCCTGCACCGACTCCTCGCCGAGGTTGCGGTGCTGCAGGCCGGCCGTGCTGCCTTTGGGGAAGGGGCAGTACACCGTGTCGGTGTTCCACACCACCAGCCAGATGCTGGTGTTGTTGGAGCCCGTACCGCCGGCGTCCAGGATGTTCTGCGCGTTGCCCGCGCCGGAGATCGCACCGTAGCGGGTGGCCAGGCCCAGGAACTGCTTGGGGTCCACCGACGGGTTGCCGTAGAACATGGCGTCGGCCATGGCCTGGTTCATCGCCTCGATGAACGCGCTGTCCTCGGACAGGCGGAACTCGGCGCTGTTGCCGTTGAGCGCCAGCAGCTTGGCGTCGATGTGCGAGCGGGCCTCGAGCATGGCGCACGCCTCGTCCACCTGCGCGGTGGTCGACTTGCTGGTGGGCACGCCGGCGTTGAGCATGCGGAAATAGACGGTCGGCAGGCCGGTGCGGATCACCACGCGCTCGCCGGTGGGCAGGTTGCCCTCCTTGTAGACCGCGTCGTCCAGGATCTCGTTGGTCTGCGACAGCAGCTCGGCGACGGCCGGCACGCGGCCGTCCGGGTCCATGCGCTTGGCCCAGTCGACCAGCGTGAGCTGCGTGGCACCCAGCGTCGCGCCGGCGAAGCCCACGAGGGCAGCGTCGGCCGGCGACAGGAGGCCGAACTGGAACGCGACGACGGCGAGAACCGCGAACGCGATCATGCGGAAGTGGTGGGAGCGGAAAAGGGTTTTCACGGGTTGGTGCCTTTCAGGTGGGGGATCATTTGCTGTCCGGGTACAGGCGAGAGGCGAGCGACTGCTCCGGCGTGTGGGTGCCGGTGCGGCCGCCGGCCGGGATGAACCGGCCTTCGCTGATCGCTTTCCCCGCCCGGTAGAACGTGCGGATGATCTCGGGGTGGTTGCCCAGCCCCGAGGTGTTCAGCAGTTCCACCAGCTCCTTGGAGCCAAAGGTGTCGAGCGCCTTGCGCGCGACCGCCCGGTTCTGATCGAAGGCATCGCCCCCGAACTCCTTGTCGGCCTTGCTCTGGTCGCCCCATCCTT